AAGGGCATGACGCTAAGAACGCGACCCTTGAGGCTTATTACGAGGGCAAAAATAAGCTTAAGGACCTCCGTATCAGCATCCCTCCCCAGCTAACCGCGGTGGAGAGCGTTGTCGGATGGGCAGGAACCGCCGTTGATGTTCTAGAGGAACGCCTAGATTTCGAGGGCTACATTGGTGGCGACGCTCTAGGATTGAACGAGGTTTATCGCGCGAATGAACTAGACCTAGAATCAGGGCTTGGCCATAAAGACGCACTAGTTTTTGGAACCGGCTTTGTCGTAGTTGGTAAAGGCATGGAGGGTGAACCCGACCCGCTCATCACAATCGAATCCCCAAAAAAGATGACGGCCTCCTATGACCTACGCACCCGCAGGCTAACAGCCGCCCTATTAGCTAACCGCAACGACCGGGGAATCGCCACCGGCGGCTCTTTGTACCTAGAGAACGAAACAATCTATTTAGCCTTCAACAACGGCGGATGGGTCGAACTCGACCGCGACGTTCACAATCTAGGCCGCGTTCCGGTTGCCCCGCTAAACAACAACCCGCGTACTGGGGACCCGTACGGTCGGACCGAGATTACACGCGCGGTTCGTTCCTACACCGATTCTGCGATGCGCACCCTACTAGGTGCCGAGGTTGCCCGCGAATTCTATTCCGCACCGCAGCGCTACGTTCTAGGTGCTAAGGAAGATACCTTTACCGATTCGGATGGCAACCCGCTAGACGCTTGGAGCGTTTATCAGGGCCGCCTCCTTGGATTGCCATACAACGAAGCCGACGGTGTAATGCCATCGGTCGGACAATTCCAAGCGAACGACCCTCGCCCATACTTTGACCAGATTCGCGCCTATGCGACCATGTTGGCCGCGGAGACCGCTATCCCAGCTAACTACTTGGGCTTCCAAACAGACAACCCCGCGAGCGCCGATGCGATTCGCCAGATGGAAGCGCGTCTAGTAAAACGTGCCGAAAGACGCCAGCGTCAATTTGGCCGCACATGGACCGAGGTTGCCAAACTTGTTCTCCTCGTTCGCGATGGCTCAATTCCGGCCGAGGCGGATTCGATTCGCCCAATCTGGCGCGACGCATCCACACCGACCCGCGCAGCCGCCGCCGATGAAGTTGTGAAATTGATTCAGGTCGGCGTATTGCCATCCACTAGCGAGATTGTCATGAACCGCATCGGGCTCTCTGATAGCGACAAGCAAGTTGTTCGCAATGAGCGCCGCGCATCCGACGCCCGCGCACTAGTGGCAAACCTAGCCGCAGCAAGACAAACAGCCACGGCAGAGAATCCAGTAGCCGCCGAGCTCGCTAATCGCAATACTGAAACCGAAACATCCCAACCTGAAACGGTCGATGAATTCCAAGAAGTAAACGTTGGAGATTTGGTTGAGCTAATTGACGGCAGACGTGGACGCGTTGAGCACATCATGATTGGCGGAACGCTTGGTGTACCGGGGTCGCAGTATGCGATTCAGGGAACAGCTTCCGACCCAGCAATTCAGCTTCGAATTTTTGAGAATGACCGCGAAACCGAGAACGTTATCAACGTTCGGTACAGCGAGTTAGCCCGCTCCTAATGTCAATACTCCGAGCCGAGCGGCATCAAAGAAACATCGATGACGTAACGGCGCTCGCAATCGCTGAAACCGTTTCGGTTATGAATTCTCTTGAGGGCGAGCCTGTTCCAAGAGCGGCCTATGCTTTGCGCGAAGTAATTCCAGACATCGCGGAGACTTACGGGGCCGCCGCCGGAGATTTGTCGGTGAATTATTACGATGAAGTCCGGGCAACATCCGACGCGCGAACTCCATACAGCCCAACGGTGGCAAACATTGGAATCAACGAAAGAATCCAAAACGCTATCGGCTACAGCATGGCCCAAACTACAACAGGAACAAGCTGGGCGATTGTGACCTCGGTTCTTGCTGGCAATGTTCAGAACACCGTTTCGCAGGTAGACCGTTCAACATTGTCTTTCAACATTGTCACGGACCCGGATGGCACGGTGTATCAGCGCGTTCCAAGTGCTAGCGCCTGTGCGTTCTGCCGGACAATGGCATCGGTAGCTAGGCCCACCGAGGAGAGCTACACGCACTTCCATTCTTTCTGTCGATGCCGCTCGGTTCCAGTTTTCAGAGGCCAAGAACCGGTGGAAATTCCGGGCGCAAAGCAAACCCAAGACGCTTACTCGCTAGCGACTAAAGAGCTAGAACGCCAACGCGAAGAAGTCGGCTACCTAAAGCTCAAGCGCCGCGTAGCCGCAAACCTTTATCCAGATTTGACACTAACCACCAAGAATCACTTGCGCCTAATGCGCGAGCTAACTGGTTGGTCCTAAAACTTCCGGCAACCCGTCGGACGCAGCCGCACGGCTGATACATCCTGCACAGGAGCAAATAGCAATGAGCGAAGAAACGACCGCAACACCAGACGTCGAGGCAGAAGCCGTAGACGAGAAACCCGAAGCCGAGCCGCAGGGCGAGAGCACCGGGACAGATTGGAAGGCCGAAGCACGCAAGTGGGAGGCCCGCGCTAAAGCAGCGAAAGCTGATACTGAGGACGCTCAGAGATGGCGCGATTACGAGCAAAGCTTGAAGCCAGAACAAGAACGTATGGCCGACGAGCTTGCCCGAGTAAAAGCAGAAGCGACAAGCGCTACCGCGCAACTCCTTCGGTACGAAGTAGCAGCCGCCAAAGGTATCACCGGCGAAGCGACTACATTACTCAAGGGCACAACCCGCGACGAGTTGGAGGCGGAGGCAGACATTCTGCTTAAGCTCACCGCTAGTCAGTCAAAACAACCACGTCCAGACGCAAATCAAGGCAAGCCGGCCGAAGGTGGAATTTCCACTAAAGACCAGTTCGCCGCCGCACTAGACGCAATCCTCTAAAAAGAAAGTGAGGTTAACCGAATGGTTGACATCAACAGAAGCACCTCGGGAGTAGCACTTCCAGAGGCTGTATCAAGCGAAATCCTTGCGAAGGTTCAGGAAGCCTCCGTAATCCAGAGCGCAGCACGCCGCGTGGCCCTACCGGGCGCAGGCTTGGCCGTTCAGATGATTACTGGCGACCCAACCGCAGCATGGGTTGGAGAAACCGAAGACAAGAGTGTTTCAAACGCAACTCTTTCATCCAAGGTTCTTCGCCCTTACAAGCTAGCCGTTATCGAGACATTCTCAAACGAGTTCCGTCGCGACAAGGCAGCTCTTTACAGCGCACTAGTGAACCGCCTACCGGGCGCACTAGCTAAGAAGTTCGACACCACCGCGTTCCACGGAACAGCACCGGGTTCAGACTTCGACACCCTAGCGTCAGCATCCGCTCACGTTCTAACCTACGATGGTCTAGTTGCTGCCTTGTCAGCAGTTGGCGCATCCGGCTACGACATGAACGGTGTTATTGTTTCTCCTCAGGGTGAAGCAAAGCTACTAGGTGAAAAGGATGGCGACGAGCGTCCTCTATTCATCAGCAACCTACAGGCAGAAGGTGGAATCGGTTCAGTATTGGGCCGCCCAGTCTTCAAGTCAAAGGCTGCTTACCTAGACACCACAACCGATGTTCTAGGATTCACCGGTGACTGGTCACAGGCAATGTGGGGAACCGTCGAAGACGTACAAATCAAAATCTCCGACCAGGCGACTTTGGTTTCCGGCGAGACCACAATCAACCTATTCCAGCAGAACATGTTCGCTGTTCTAGCGGAGATTGAGGTTGGGTTCCGCATTAGCGACATCGCAGCTTTCAAGAAGCTAACCGCCTAATAGCATCACCCTCGTATCGGGGGCACGTTCCTAGCGAGCGTGCCTCCGGTACACCCCAAAGATTTAGAACCGAAAGGCGCACATGAGCACATGGGCAAATCCAGCAGACATCACTAGCAGGTGGGTTGGACCGGGCGTACCAACCGACGATGACTTAATCCAAGCGCTAATCGATGACGCCGAAGCAGTAGTGCTTGCGGAGTATCCGCTAATACAAGACCGAATCGACGACGGCAAATTAGCCCTCGCGACTGTAGTGCTAGTAATTAGCCGCATGGTCACCCGACTACTTAGAAACCCCGAAGCCGTTAGCTACTGGCAGCAAACAACCGGCCCATTCGGCCAAGCGCGCAACTTCGGAGATAACACCGACATTTGGCTAAGCGACAACGAGCGCTCGCTACTTGCGCCAAATCGAACCGACAAAGCTTTCGCCGTCAATCAAGGACCGGATGCCATCAGCCCGGATTATTATCCGTTCCCGGCTCCCGGCGTACTTGACCCAATTTGGAAGCCAATCGAGGAGTAGATGAGCGGCTTCATTCGCGGCGGAGAAACCATCGTCATAAAGCGTCGCGCCCAAGACGGCGTGGATGATTTTGGCAACCCTCTTTGGACTACGACACAAATCACGGTCCGAGATTGCCTCATTGGATTCGGCTCAAGCGATGAGCCTGTTCAAGCAGACCGCGACCCGATTGATACGACCCTCATGGCATACTTGCCCCCCGGCACGGTAGTTGAACCCGGAGATGTTTTCCACATTCGCGCCACCGATTTTGTCAAAGACGGAAGCCCTAACGCATGGGTTTCACCCTTCGATGGATTCCCGGTTGGAGTAGTTATCAGCCTTCGGAGGCGTAGTGGCTAAGGCCCGGATGCTTGGACTAAAGCTAGACCGAAACGGGTGGAAGAACATTCTCCAATCAGGAGCAATGCTTGACGCTTGTATGGAAGCCGGCAAGGATGTAGCAGCAAGAGCTGGCGATGGATACACCGTTATCCCTGAACCGGAGCAACGCTCTACCCGAGCGAGCGCAAACGTAATCGACCCGATGCCCGGGGCCATTGGCCGCGAAGCTGCGACGGGAAATCTAGCCCGAGCAGTTAGCTCACTCACGGAGGCTTACAAGTGGAGATAGTTATTTACCCAGACACCGAGAAGGTGCTCGTGGCGGCCCTACAAGGCCTCCTAGACGGCCGCAGCGAATCGATTGCGGCAGATGTTCATGTTTCGACTATCAAGCCGCCTAGCGACCTCACACCGTATCCATCCAAGACCGTAGTAATCCGGTCCGATGGTGGCGCAGACCTAGACCACGTTCGCCGACTAGACAGAATCAGCGTTAACATTTGGGCCCCAAATTATTCCGATGCGAATGAGCTTGCCCGCCTAGTTGCGTCATTGATTCGCGACGTCACCGGCGATGCCATCAAAAACGTACGCCTAGTCCTTCATCCCGTCCGAGTAGACGAGGAAGGCCCAGACGAGCACCGCTATCTAACCGCCGAGGTTGTAGTCAAAGCGACTACCCTCGCCCCATAAGTTTCCGCACCGCGGAAAGCTGCCCATCCCGGGCAACCCTTATCGATAAGGAGAACAACCATGGCTAACAATGCCGAGAATGTTGTCGTTGGTATCACCGGCCAAGTTTACGTCGGTGCGACAAGCGCAACAGCCCCAATCAACGCAACATCAATCCTAACCGGCTTCACCGACCTTGGCTATGTTTCAGCCGACGGTGTAACCGTAACTACAGACAAGAGCACCAACCAGATTCGCGCGTGGCAGAACGCAGACTTGGTCCGCGAAATCGTGACCGAGGGAACATTGACTTACGAGTTCATGTTGCTAGAAACCACACAGGACGCAATCGAGGCATACTTCGGTGGAACCCTAACCGACGGTAAAATCGAAATCGTTCCAAACGCTACTGGCGGCCGCAAGTCTTTCGTCATCGACATCATCGATGGTGCTAAGGCAATCCGCCACTACGTTCCTACAGGCGAAATTCTTTCGGTTGAGGCGCAGACAATCCAGAACGGCGAAGCAATCGGCTACGGCATGACCGTAACCGCTTACGTCAGCAACGGCCGCGCAGCAGACGTGTTCTTCTCCGAGTTCGAGGACTAATAATCAAACTCCCCGGGGTCGGTAGAGCGGTCGCCGACCTCGGGGTTATTCCCAAAGACCGCTAGACCGCACCCTTTACACGTTCCTAGAAAGAGCAGACATGACCGCTAAAAATTACAAGTTCGAGCACAAAGGCAAAAGCTACACAATCCCAAACTTCAACGAGCTACCAATGGGCGCGCTTCGCAAAGCCCGCAAAGCAAACGATGAGGCAGACCAAGCGTTTACAATCATCGAAGTAGTTATGGGTGAGGATTCTCCGGAATTAGCAGCTCTCGACAGTATGACCGCTAAAGAATTTCAAGCCTTCCTCGAAGGCTGGACACAGGGGGCCCCATTGGGGGAATCCTCAAGCTCCGCGAGCTAATCGAGGAGCACCCCGCAGAGCTGGCTTATGATTTCCGCTCACGTTTTAGTTTGTCGATTCAAGACATCGGCGACCGTATCACATGGCTTGAGGCCGTCTATCTAATCGCCGTTCTAACGCGCGACCCTAGTAGTTGGACGCAAGCTGCCCGAGGTGGATGGGATTACCCCGTTAGCCGCGAATGGATTGTCGGAATTCACACCTACGACTTACTGGCCGCAGTCAATAGCAAAAAGAAACCCACGGGTTATCCGACGCCTTGGCCATCGGCAGACAGCAAGCGCATCGGGTCCAAGAAGCGTCAATCCCGCCAGCAAGTATTGGACTATCTAGCCCGCATGAACCCAAAGGAGAATCGTGGCCCTTAGCCGTATCGCAGAAGCCTACGTTCAAGTCGTTCCCCGTATCGATGGAGTAGCAACCCAGCTCAAGGGTCAGCTTTCCGGAGAGATGGCGGCAGCCGGAGCGGTCGGTGGCGACGCATTGGCCAAGGGTACATCGACAGGCTTTGGCTCTAAAATAAAGAGCTACGTCGCACCCATGGCAGCCACATTCGCAGCCACATTCGCAGCCGTTGGTATCACTAACTTCCTGAAAGAATCCGTCACCGCTGCTTCGGATTTCCAAGAATCAGCTAACGCGGTTCGTGTTGCTTATGGGCAAGCTGCGGGCGACGTAGCTGCCTTAAGCGAGGGCGTTGCTACAAGGCTCGGATTATCAACGACGGAGTTCAATCAAGCCGCCGTTAGATTCTCTGCCTTTGCTGAAAGAATTGCTGGCGAGGGTGGAAATGTTGGCGGGGTAGTTGATTCCCTTACAACTAGAGCCGCCGATTTTGCTTCGGTCTTTAACATTGACGTATCAGAAGCATTGGCAGTCTTTTCGTCGGGTCTTGCCGGTGAAGCTGAACCGCTAAAGCGTTTTGGTATCAACCTTCTTGATTCCGAGGTTAAGGCTTTTGCTGCCGCGAACGGAATTGGTCAGGTTGGTAAAGAGCTAACCGAAACCGAAAAAGTTCAGGCCCGCTATGGATTGCTTTTGGAATCCACCTCAAAAACCCAAGGTGACTTTGCCAATACCTCCGACGGGCTAGCTAACCAGCAGCGTATCCTAGCGGCCCAACTCGAGGAGAGCAAAAAGAAGCTAGGCGACCAGTTACTCCCAGCAATGACCGGGCTTGCTACTTTCGCCAATGATTCACTTATTCCGGCGTTCAATAACTTCCTAGACGGCCTTAAGTCGGTCGGTTCATGGATAAGCGAAAACCAACCAGTTATCGCAACGTTCGTTGGTGTCCTCACCGGACTTTACACAGCCTTCAACGCCATCAGCATCGCAACTAAACTCTGGGCGGTTGCGCAGGGAATTCTAAACGTAGTCATGGCGCTCAATCCATTCACTCTGATTGCTATTGCCATCGCGGCACTAGTTGCCGGCATCGTCTACCTAGCTACGCAGACAACATTCTTTCAAGACGCTTGGGCAACAATGAGCGAATTCGTTGGCGGCGTTTGGACCGCTCTCTATGACGGAATCATCAAGCCAATCGGTGACGCCATTGGGGCAGTTTTCACGTTCCTTTACGAGAACGTTATTCGTCCGGTTTATCTTGGAATTATGCTCTACATCGGGCTTTGGGCCGCTGCTTTCGAAGCCTTATACAACATCATCATCAAACCCATCGGTGATTTGATTGGCGCTGTTTTCACGGGTCTTTGGAACATCATCATTAAGCCGGTCGTTGATTTTATTGTCGGCGGATTTGTTTGGATTGGTGAAAGTTTTGTTTCACTTTGGGAGAATGTGATTCGCCCGGGCATTGACGCACTAGGCACCGGTTTTGAGTGGCTATGGACTAACGCAATCAAGCCAGCAATCGATTTTATAGTTGGCGGTTTTGAGTTCCTAGGCCAAACCATCGAGAGTATTTTTGAGGGCGTGACCGGTTTTGTGGGTGACGCTTTCGAAGGATTGGTCGGCATTGCGCGTGGCCCAATCAACGGTCTTATCGACTTGTTGAACGGAATGATAAACGGGCTCAATAAGATTAAGATTGACATCCCGGATTGGGTTCCCGAATGGGGAGGCAAGGCCATTGGCTTCGCAATCCCGAACATCCCAAAACTTGCCGAGGGTGGATTCGTCAATTCACCGACTACCGCCCTAATCGGCGAGGCCGGCCCAGAGGTCGTAATGCCGCTGAATCGATTCGAGCAACTAATGGGCCTCGATGGCCGCGGTCAAACAATCAACTACTACGCCGCGCCTAACCAGTCGCTAGACGCGGAGCAGGCTCTATTCCAAGCAATCAAGCGCGCGAAGGTGGTCGCCGGATGGTAAACATCACAATTAGTTTTACCGGTGCTAACAACGACACAATCGTTTTTGACAACCGAACATACACGCTCGAAACTGGCACTAGTGGTTTTGGCGTTCCGCAGCCACTATTGCGCATCGACAAGTCGGCCGGAAACGGTGGTGTTTTTAGATTTGCGAAGCGAGAGGTTAGGGACCTAGACCTTCCCGTTTTAGTAACTAACGACAACGGGCAGACGGTAGAGGCAAACCTTCGCAGGCTTGCGAACATACTAAGAGGCCGCATCACAATCACTGCGACGTATGCGACCGGTGAGGTTTACTTCCTTTACGCTTACCTAGCCGGTGGCGCGGATTCGGCGTTCGGAAGCGGAGGCAATCAATCCTTCGCACGTTGGGTTTTACAACTACAGGCACCGCAGCCTTTTTGGACAGCAGAATCTCCGGAAGAATTTAGCGTTGCGGCAAGCGATGAAACTAGAGGTTTACTAACAGGGCCGCTAACCGAACTACAAGTTTCGTCATCGCAGGCTATCGGTCTAGTTAACATCGAGAACCCGGGCGACGTTGAAGCGCCGGTTGTTTGGGAGATTAGAGGCCCATCGACAACGGTGTCTATCACAATCGATGGTGTTGGTTTCTCTTATGACGGCGTATTGCTAGAGGATGAAATTGTCACAGTC